GGTACAGATGGTACAGATGGTAGTGATGGTGCTACAGGTGCTACAGGTGCTACAGGTGCTACAGGTGCTACAGGTGCTGGATTTGATATTAACGATGCAGCTGTGCAAGCTTCTATTGATTATGCTGTATCAACCAATACAACAACAATAAACGGCTCTCGTATAGCCACAGGAACGATAACAGCTAATGAAATTGCTGCGAATGCAGTAACGGCAAGTGAGCTATCTGCAAATGCTATTACAGCTGCGCACATTCAAGCAGGTCTTATTAATGCTGACGCTATTAGTGTTGGCACACTTACAGCTGATGAAACAAACTTCGATGTATCTCACAGATTTACCTCAAGCGGCTCTTTTAAAGTTCCTACAGGTGTCACCCAATTGCTTGTAACTGGATGTGGTGGCGGTGGTGGTGGTGCAAGATCGTCAACTTCCTCATACTGTACACAAGGATATGGTGGTGGTGGTGGTGGTGCAATTCTAAATGAAACCTTTAATGTCACACAGGGTCAAACTATAACTGTAACAATCGGCTCTGGTGGCGCTGGTTTTGTGGGAGGTGGAAATGGCTCTGGATCTAATGGTGGAGCAACTACATTTAGTGGGGCAGGAATATCTACAGTAACCCTAGGTGGTGGATTTGGCAACGGAACAGGCGGTACTGTTACTGGGGCTATAGGCATACCAGGCGGTAATGGAACTATTTCTATGGGTGGTTGTCCTATTCAGTTTGCAAAACCTACTTGTGTAAATATACCGTCTAATACTTCTACTCCAGGTTATGGTCCGCTAGGCTATGGTGGAGAAGGCGCTCACTCAGGTACTGCTACAGCTCCTCCTGGATATGGTGGTGGCGGTGGTGGCTCAGGTGACTGGCCCAGCTCTCGTTCAGGTCCAGGCTCAGGCGGAATACTAATGTTTGATACAATTCGAGGAGAGCATTCATAATGGACTTTCTAGAAATTAACGAAGAGGGTTCCGCTATCGGTGGACTCTACAATCTAAATCCTAATGACTCTAAACCTGATAACTGGATTGAAGTAGCAGGTGATGCTTGTATAGGATGGAGCTGGAATGGCACTAACTGGAACAGTCCTTTGCCTTCTATGGATGCTATCAGATATGAGCGTAATAAGCTACTATCAGATTCAGACTGGAGAGACTTGCCTAGCTACCCTGGAAATGACCAGATAGCGTGGAGAGCGTACAGGGATAAGCTAAGAAGCCTACCCCAAGACTTTGCCTCTGTAGCTGATATAGAATTCCCAATAGAACCAAACACGTAACTTATTGATATATAATGAAATTAACTGGAGATATAAAAAATGCCTTATAGTAATCTAATAGCCTGGGCTGATAAAGACAACCTTCCCAGCGGAAGTGCTGAGAAGATAATTTCAGGCGCTGACTTTAACACTGAGTTTTCAAATATTGTTCCAGCTATTAATTCTAAAGCTGATACTAACGGTAATGCATCTAATGCGTTTAGCGCAGCCACAGCAGCCACAGGCACTAATAACAATCAAGTTGCAACAACAGCTTATGTTCAAGATGAGGTTGGAAACTTTAATACTCAAGCTCAAATACTTCTAGCAGCTTATCCTGTCGGGGCTGTATATATAACTGTTGTTGATACAAACCCTGGTACGTTATTTGGTGGAACTTGGTCATCTTTCGCAACAGGCAGAACTCTTGTTGGTTTAGACTCTAGTGACTCTCAGTTTGATACTATTGAAGAGACTGGTGGTGCTAATACGCATACACTGACTGAAGCTGAAATGCCTGAGCATAAGCATTTGTCACCTAATAAGGATTGTCAATCTTACGGTGGCGTTTACGGCACTGGCACTGGAACAGTAAATACCTGGTGTGATACTAATGGCATTTCTACTAATAACACAGACGCTCCTTACGGTCAGCCTGTAGGTGGCGATGGCGCACATAACAATTTACAACCATATATCACTGTGTATATGTGGAAACGGACAGCATAGGAGAATATTATGAGTTTATTTGGAACAATTGGTAACTTTTTAGCCCCAGGCTGGGGTGGATTAGCAGGTGATTTAATCGGTGGAGCTATTTCAGGTGGTGGTGGCACGAGCGCTGCGAATGACTTAAAGAAAGAGCAATACCGTCTTGCTGATGAGGCTACAAAGGAAGGTAGAGCTAGAGATGTTAGTGGAATCCTAGGAGGCGTTACTTTTGATCCTGAGACTGGAAGCCCTACACAAACACTTTCTCCTGAGATGCAAGAATATTTTGACAAGATGAATTCTAGAACGTCAAGATTAGGCAATCAAATTGATGAATATGGCACTGGAGAAGAAGCTGCTGATAGATTCTACAACCAGCAACGATCTTTATTTGGTCAGAAAGATATGACTGATAAATTAAGGATGGAGAATAGACTGAGGGCGCAAGGTGGCTCTACTACAGCGGATGCTCAAAAGATGGGTAACTTTGCATATCAGCAAATGATGGCTGACCAAGGTAGGCAAGTAAATGCATGGGATAAGTCTCAAGACTACCTAGACAAGTTGTATGGCAGGGAAACAGATGCTTTTGGACAAGCTGTTAAAGCAGGAAGTGTTGGAGATAAATATACAAAATTAGGTATGGATCTTGGAGATATGTACGGTGATAATGCATGGAAATCAGCTAACTTTAAGTTAAGTGGTGCTGAAACCAAAGCTGGTGCTGATGCTGGGTTCTGGAAAGGAATTGGCTCGTCAGTTGGTGATGCTGATTTTAACGGGATGTTCGGTGGCGGTAATTCATACGACTATACAGAGGATTACGGCTCGGCTGCTGGTACTGCTGGAAACCCAGGTTTTGGTCCTAATACTATGTACTCTGGTGCAGGTAATTGGACGTACGTGTAGATAATTAGGAGATAAGAATGGCACAATCAATGTTCGGCAGTATGTATGATGCTAAAAAATCTGGTATGGATGATCTTAGAGACAGCGCTTATAAAACAGGCTCTTTAGGTGGTAGGGGAGCTATTATTGAAGCTGCTACTTTAGGTGGTGGAATGCTTGGTCGTGGTGCTAGTAGAGCTTTTGGAGGTTTGCCTCAAGCCGAAGCTAAACAAGCTAAGATTCAAGAGCTTAAACAGAAATTCCCTAATCCTGTTACTTATGAAGACTACATGGAAATATCTAATGAGTTTATGAATTCTAACCTTCCAGATGTTGGTGAGAAATTCTTCGATATGGCTCAAGAGTTGAAGACCTCGACCTCTCTAAGCACATCTATGAAAGATAAACGTGATATTGCTGAGTTTGAGTTGATGTGTGATTATAGCGACCCTACAAAAGACAAAGACGGTCTTACTTGTGCACAACGAGCTAGTGCCAGATTTGTTGAAATCAAACGTCAAACAGCAGGTGAGAAAGGTGAGGGCGAGTTCAGAAAAGGACAGTCTAAAATACTAAACGCAGCAGAAACAAAGATTTATGATGATGCTGATGAAGCAAACTATCAAATTGCTTCTATCGACCAATCTATTAAGATGATGGATGATATTTATACTGGTGCTGGTGGTGATTGGCTTGCTTATGGTAAGAACTTAGCGTCATCTTTTGGTTTTGCTGAGGCTGACTGGGCTGCTGGTGAAGAACAATTCAAAGTTAATACTATGAAGTCAGTAATGGCTTGGGTTAAACAGACTAAGGGTGCTATTTCAGAGAAAGAAATGAAACTATTTGCTGATGCCTCTCCTGGATTATCAAGAACTAGGGCTGGTAACAGATTGATTCTAAACACAATGCGTGAAGCGGCTCTTTATCAGAGAAGATTAGAAGATGAGTATGGTATATGGGCTGAAGAAAACCCTAAAGGTGGAATTAGACAGTGGAGAGCACACAAGCGTAATTGGAACTTAACTAATGGTATTAAAGCACCTACAAGTGCTGAAATCCAAGCAGCACTTAAACCTGATAGCTCAGTTCCTGCTGTTAGTGCCACATCCAAACCATTCACTATTGAGGTTGTGGAATAATGCCAACATATAGATTAACAGACCCTGTATATGGTCGAGTAATTAAGGTTGATTTACCTAAAATTCCTACAGAAGAAGAAATAAAGGGCTTTTTCTCAGAGACATTTCCTGAAGACAGAGAATTAAAGTTCTCAGGGCTTGTAGAAAATAAACAATATATGGCGGACTTAAAAGGCAACTGGAAGTCTGAAGGTAACGAAGAGTTTGAAGGCGAAGATTCAGAACTTATAGAAAAAGATTTTGAATATTGGAACTCTGTTGAATTTAATCTTACTAATGGTGCTATTGAGTTAGCAACCACGTTTGCTAATTTAGAGCCTAAAGAAGCACAAAGAATATTGCGTAGATACGACACATACGATAGAACAAATGCTACTGGAGAAGGTTCAAGAGATTTCTCTGAGCAATTCAAAGGTGTTAGTTGGGCAATGATAACTGACCCTACGAGTTATGCTGGTGGTTTCGGAATAATTAAAAATCTATTAGCTAAGAATGGTACTAAAAGTCTACTAAAAAGCATCTTAATCAAAGCCTCTACGCCTATGGGTGTTGGCGCTGCCTATGGTGCTGCTGCCGATGCAGAACATCAAGCAATGTTGATGGAATTAGGCGCACAAGACGAATATAGTGGCACTCAAACCGCTGTGTCTGGTGTCTTAGGTGCTGTTGTTGGTAAGGTTGCACCGATAGCAACTAAAGCAGTTATAGGAGCTACGAAAACTGCTGCTAAAATGCTACAGCCATCTAAATGGAAGTCAGGACTAGAAGGTGCTGAAGCTGCTGCTATGGAAACTATGGGTGGTGCAACGGTTGCTAAACAAGGAGTGATCAAAGAGGGTGAAGAATTATTAACGACAGGCGGTGGTCATGCTGAAGCTGCTATAACAGCAAGCAACAGATTAAGTGATGAATTTGCGGCTGGTTGGACAAAGTTTGATGAGAAATATACAGCATTAGGTCAACTTGATGTTAGACCTCAACATCTAATTTCTCTTCTTAAGAATCTTAAACAGAAAGAAATTAAAGGACTAGGCAACATAGAGCAATATGTCGATTTAATGTCTAAAGGTGAAATAACACCAACGAGGGCATTGAGATTAATTCGTAGTCAGCTTGGTAAGTTGCAACAAGCATCTTTAAAAGACTCAAATGCCAATCACGGTGCTGATGAAATTTTAAAAACAATTCACAGCAAGTCTAAAGTTATGTTTTCTAGGGCTGCTCAAAGAGTGAACAAGGGAAAAGAAGCGAAGAAAATTGATGCTGAGTATGCTGAGTTTGCTTCAATCCAAGGAAGACATGATATTATTAAAGCATCTAATCAGACAAGCAAAGCATCGGACCTAATATCAACGATTGTATCAATACCTGAAAAATCACATATTCGCATTGATGAATATCTAACAGAAATATCTAAGATAGCAAAAGCCTCTGGCAATAAAGGGTTTGTAAAAGAGCAAACAGAATTAATTGGTGCGTCTTTATCAGAATATTTGTTTAAAGGAGGCTCTGGTAAATTCCAAGCATTTGTAAAGTCACCTTCTGGTCAGAAAACATTACTAGCCTTATATCCTGATTTAACATCAAACGGTTTAAATAGATGGTCAAGAATCCTTGAGAACGCCTCAGTACACGGTGGTGCTGCAACATTCTGGGGAAGGATGATTTCTCAAACACTTGCTGGAACTCTAGGTGCTGGAATTGCTGGCAAGATGGGTGGTGTTTTATCATTCATTGGTATGGCTAGACTCTTACGTTCACAGAAGTTTCAAGATATGGCTATGCGTGTTTACGCTAGAGAAGGAATTAATCAAAAAGCACTTAACAGAATGGAAACTTATCTTGTTAAGCAAGGAATGAGTGAGAAGCAAGCACAAGGTTTTATTGCTAATATAAGTGGAACTGTAGTGACTAAAGCCACTACATCTCAAATTCCACAAGAAACAAAAGATACAGCGGTTCAATACACTGACATATTACAAAAGAAAATTCAATAGGAGAATAACAATGGCAAGAGGCGCAGACGGATCTTTACTAACTAAAGACGAACTAGAGAAACTAAACTTAGAAAGATATAACCAAGCTATCGCTAACGGTAACTTATACAACACTGGTCCTATTGTTGAGGGTGGCACATCGTTTGCACCTGAGCGTTGGGATGAATACTTTAACAAGAATGAAAGCTTAAAGCCTAAAAACTACCTTCCTCAGAAGGAAATGCAAGCTCAGCTAGATGCTGGTGAAGAGATTGATACAAGCTCACAAGAATTTGTAGTTGATAGAGATGACGTAGAAATCATTAGTGAAGAAGACATGAAGCCTTCATACCCTTCTCGTGGCAATGACAACTCATTCTTAACTGCTGAGCAAGCCAAAGCAGAATCAGGACAATCTGAATTGTCTAAAGAAGTACAAGCTGATATGGCTATGGAAGCTGAGATTGAAGCTGACTCTTCTGAATCTGATGAGTTTGACTCTCCAGTAAGTGAGTGGGTTAAAGAATTTGAAGAATTATCTGATGAAGAATTTAAGCAAGCTGGACTTGCTATTGAACAACTACCTGCTAATGCTCAAGAGGCTTACGCTAAGATGGCTGGTGTTAGAGATGACATCGAGTTTGAAGACGCTATAAAGAAAGGCGCTGAAGCTAATCAGGCTCAGTTTGATGAATTACCTGATGTTGATGCAACTGATATTAAGAGTTCTTTAAACCAAAAGGCTTCTGATGCTAAAGATAGAATTATCTCTAATGTTGACGATGAACTAATAAACCTTACTGAAAAAGCTGATCTAAAAGAGATTGACGATGTTTACAATGTAGTTAGAGAGTCTAAAGGCATGATGTTTGATAAGGCTACAGAACTAGGTGAAGGCTCTCCAGAAGCTATGGCTGATATGTTGGCTAGAGATCAAGCTGGTGATATGGAAATCTCTGACATGAAAGGTAAAGATGCAGAAATTACAACTACCATCATGAAAGACACAGGTTTAGATATGAATCAAGCTAATGCTCTTATGGGTAAACTAAAAGGACTTTGCGGATAATGACAATGAAAGAATTATTTGACGCTTTTATTGAGCGTGAGCCTCATCCAACAGCTAAAAGATGGAAGGCTTGGATGAAAGACATGGAAGCCAAAGGTCATTACAAAAGCGAAGGTGGAATGTTAACGTCCAAAACACCACTAGATGAAGATGTATCGAGCAACTTTGGCTCTGGCACTCTCAACGGTCGTTAGTACGGGGTTCGAGGTTAAATTTTAGGGGTTTTAATATGACCTCTAATTTCATAGCTTAGTTCAGCATTCAAGGCTAGATACTTCATCATAGAAGAGCGTGATATTCCGTATCGTTTGGCTTTATCGTCAATCTTTCGTAAATCAGAAGAGTCTATCTTGATGTTTATTTGTTGAACCATGAGTGTTTTTGTGTAGTTTGTATGACTGCATTATATACTATGTATTTACCGAAAACTTTTGTGCATTAGTATTCAGGTGTGTATAATCCATATCAACAGGTTGAGACTCTCCTCAAGTGTTTTTCCTGTGTTATCCCTTCCCTAGCCTTGTTCCCTCTTGGTTAGGGTTTTTTTTGCCTAAAGCAAAGCTGTGTTTAGGATGAATCCTGTGTTTGTTTTGTTTTGCAGTCCTTGAACTACATACTGTTTGCTTAGATTTTCTTCATCTCTGGATAAGCATCTTTCCATGTAGTGACTATAAGCATCGTCATAATTAGCACCACCTTTACTTGCTCTGTCTGCGTAGTCTTCTGATAACTTTTCACAAAGATATTCTTTCGATAAATCCATAATTAAACCTCAAGTTTAGATAATAAAAAAGGGCAACTTAATGCCCTATTCACTCCCCCACGGAATTTTAGTCTTGCATTTCTAATAGTTCACACTCTATGCGAGGAGTGTTAGACCAGAACTTTCTAGCTCTAATCATCACGATTTGTCTATCGTCTTCATAATATACACCATTAAGAGAATCAAGTACAGATTTACAGTAATTGTCTATGTCAGCGTTATTGTCACAATATAGCCCTTCCTTGGACGTTTTCTTTTTCTTAGTCCAAGACTTCGGTATTTGAACAAAGAAGTCTAATTTCGCATATACGTTACTCTTAAAGGGTACAAAGTATGTATTGCTCACTGCCATTTCCATGTCAGACTTAAACTGAGTGTATTTCTTTGGATAGAATGTTGACCATCTTGTTACTCTAGGTCTTGCTGCTGGAACTGGTGCTACATAGTATGTTACTTTCATGAGTGTGTTTCGTCCTCTCCTAAGTTAACTTCATTGCTTAAATACATCAAGTCTTGTAAAGCAAGCTCTAGCTTACTCCTAATCCACTCTTCTCTATCAGTCTTTGGATACTCAATTGTATCTTGAATCTCATCTAAGAAACCAACAATACACTCTAGTTTCGCTTTACATAACTCATCATCGTGGTATTTCATTCTTCTCCTTTTTTTTAGTGTGCCACTCAACCCTTCCACAGCCACTATGAACTTTATCACGGTCAATCTTACACTCCCAAAAGTATGTTAGCTTAGTCATTATATTTCCACAGTTACAAATCATACTACCAAGCCATAGCCAAAGGCTTGTTGTTTGGGTTATATCTCAAAGACATACTATCATCGTCTGTCCACTGCAAGGACTCTGGTTCATACCAGAAGCCCCATGTACCTAACCAATCCCCGTTACGTTGTTTAACAACACGCATCCAAGCATCTGGTTCATCCCAAGCTGTGGGTTCATTGTTCTGTTTGTCTCGTTGCTTCTGTTCATTCAAGTGAATGATTATGATATTGAATGCTAGGTTAGAGATAGCTGAGCTACCAGCAATATCAAACTTGTCAGGAAAGAAGTTCTTAATCCCGGCTGGAGCTTTACGGCAATGAGTCACAAGGTGTATGTGAACATTGTGTTGTTTAGCTTTCGTAGTTAGTGAACCGATAAACTGTTTCTGACTCTCGTTATCATCTTGATTAACACCACACATCATTAACGAATCAATCATTATGTGCTTAACGCCTTTCTGTTCTGCAGCCCAATCAATCATTGCATAAATATCATGTGTTTCAACAGTGTCAGTAGCATCGTAAATCCATAGACGTAAGTCTGTTTCATCTTTGAATCTATCGTAGAAGCTAGGGTCAGGCTTTGAATGACCATAGGCTTGTCTACACATACGAGCAACTGTTATCTCACCTTTCATTTCCATCGAAGCTATCAATACGGATGTTGTCTTTGTTAGCCACAATGCAACTTGACCCATGACCATAGACTTACCGTTACCGTTTACACCTGACCAAATAGTTACTTCACCCTCTCTAAATCTAAACTTATCGTGTGTTCGTTCCCAAGGCATCTTGTCACCTGTGTGACTGATACCCTTCTCAAGTAACACTTGCGCTCTAGCTAAGAAGTCAGAAGCTGGTTTGATTAACTGTCTCTGCTTCTGTGCCTGATAGTTCTTGAATTCCTCTAGTTTAATATTGTTCATTCTACTCACTTTCCCCCAAATAATAATTATCCATGATAGGTTATGGTTCTTTATAACAACCTACTTACATTCCCACTATTGCCATTTAACGCCACCGTAGTAGCCTTTCTTTTCTTGAGCCAAACCATCGTCTAGTTCATCATTCCAACGCTCACCATTTAGATAGGTCATTGGGTTTGGTATGTATTGCTTCTCAGTTTCTACGAAACGAACCTTGCAATCTTCAGTAGCAAGTTTGGCATCAACCTTCCCAAGCTTACCAAATGCAACCATAGACAACTTCTTGTTTATCTTCTTAGGATAATTATCCCAAAACTTTTCAAATGCTATATTAACTTTACCTTTATCCTTATCCTTATCCTTATCATTATCATTATCATTATCATTGTTACCAAGCCCCTTACTAACCCCCTTGACAACCCCCTTACTAACCCCCTTGCTAAGGGTGTCTTCATAGACTAACTTTTGCTTATAGCAGTAGCCATCAATAGATGATTGAAGAGAGTGTTTAATTGATAACCAAAGCATTGATAACATCTTGTCTTTAAACTCAACATCGTTTATGTGTTGCTCATAAAACATCACACTGAAAATAGCATTGTTAAATTCATAGAACTGTTTTTGGTCTAACTCTTTTGAAACTTCATAGAAGCTCGCATAATATTTCATGACTTTTTTATTCATTGTTAAGCGCTCTCTCAAGTATCCAGTCACACTTAATCTCTGTGTTAGTAGTTATACAGTTGTCCATAATAGATAGCATCTCGTTATTAAGGTGGATATTAGACGATTCTAGCAACTTATCTTGATACAGCCTACCAAACTGTTGATTAGCAATCATCAGCTTGTATATGACCCTATGAATCTCAAACCTCAAGTCTGTTGTTGCGAGTCCTTTAATTAGAGCATCTCGCATATCCCCGTTAATTAACATTGTTCCTATTACATCTTGCTCGTTCCACTGTTGTATCTCATTCATGCGAATGGTATTCATGGTAATTTTCCTTTGTTTTGTTTAATTTGGTGGTTCTTCGCAGTAGTTATCTTTATTAACACCCAAAACCGTAGTGTTGGATAATTAGTTTAAGTCTGCATTATCAGTCGGACTTTCCCCTTGCCCTCTACTCTTAGCTTGCTCGCATAAGCAACGACCAATCAAATTCCTTTGAATACATCATTCGGTCTTTATAGTAATTCTTAACCTCGCGTGCTTGGCTCTCAATAGGCACATAGCCATTGATACCCTCAGGTCGTTTACCTTGCCCAGGCTTCTTTGCTAACTTCTCAACGTCTGTTATGCCTTTAGCAAGTCTTGCGTTCATAGTTGAGTGGTTAATATTAAAGCGTTCAGATATTTGCCTTGCGCTTAGCTTAGTTCCATCAGAAAGTTCATACTGCTTGCTGTTATAAACAGAATGGCGTGAAGTTTCTTTTTTTCTTAAAACAACCTCAGCCGTTTGAGATGTTTCTAATCTATACCTAGCCGCGGCATGGCACATTTTAAGTTCAGCTCCCAAGGTCATGGCTGTCCATACAGTGCCATCGTCAAGAGTGTATTCTTTAGGTGTTATCATTTCTCTCCCCCTTAGCCGTTAAAATGGAATCGGGTCATCTTGAAACTCAGAAGCTGGCGCTCTAGCTTCTTCTACCTTAGCTTCTTTAGGTTGAACTGAGAATGATAGGGCTGGTGCTTTAGGGTTTGCATCAGCTTTACGCTTCCAAGCAGATACCCAAAACTCTTTGCCCTCAACATTAATAGAACCTGTAAAGTCTGGATGGTTAGGTGTTGTCTGTTTGTCGTTTTTCCAAATAGAACCACGGTTTGTATTGTCATAATCTGACATAGTTGTTACTCCTTATGAGTGAGCATTATTGCTCGGTTTAAAATTAAGTGTCACATTTACGTTGTGACGAACGTACTATTCGTCTTAACTAAGGACGGAGGGGAAAGGCATGAAACCAAAAAACTCCACCCACTAGCCGTAGGTTGTAATCCTCTCTAGTTCTTGTTACATTCCCTCGTCATCGTCTATTCCAAATAGCATAATGTACCTATCTATTACTTGATTGATAGGGGGGTTGTTGCTTTCAGCTTTATCGAATATTCTCTTTGCTAATGCTGTGTTGCCGTCTTCAAATGCTTTGTCGAGCATCTTAATAGCTTTCTCAATGTCAGCTTTAGGCGTGTAACTTAGCTTAGTGTTGTCTAAAGAGTCTGCATCAGGACTGTTTTCACTAATTGCAAACAATCCGTTCATTGCGTATTTACGGGCGTATGAGCTAGCCGAACCGGTACATTGACTTGCATCCATACCTTTACGCATCTCTTCCCAAGCAAATGCAGTAGTACATATTGAGTCTGAGCCATCACCAAGGCAAACAGTTGCCTTAACGTAATTACGACCGCCAACATTCTCGATTGTATCGGACATAGTGACTGAAGTCTGAGTAAGGGATAGTAAAGGCTTTAACGCATCTAAAATCCCCTCTAAATTACGGTAAGCATATTTACCGAATGAGTTCTTTTTGTCTTTCTTAGCATCAAGTGATGTTTGCAATTGAATTAGCTTATCGCATAATTTCGTGGTTTTATCCATGTGTATCTCCTATTGGTATTTAAATTTTAATCTTGTATCGTTATCTTCTGGCTCTTCATAGCTAACTACTACGCATGGCTCTTTACAATCAGAACATATATCTATATCGCAGTAAACTTCCATGCCACAGCAGTTAGATACATAAGGCATATCGTATGTGTATTGGTGTAAATCAGCACTCATTGCATACTCCCAAGCATTTTCTCAATCGCGTTATCAACAGATAGCTTGTCTTGCTTAAAGGCATATACGCATTTGATAGCGTAGGTTTTAAGTCGTGCTGTTTTCTTGATAAATGTGTTAGTGTCGTTTTCAAGTATTAGGCTTAATTTATCTTTCCAAGATGTTGGTATTACATCAAGGTCAATCTCTTTGATATAAGCAATCTCAGCATCATAACGAGCATTTCTTTTGTCTGTGTCCTTGTTATATCTACCAACAGATTCAAAGTAAGACTTCTGGGCGTTATTGTGTGACTCTTGCTTTTGCTTTGGTGTCATCATTGAACGCTTTACAGCTTTCTTGCGTAACCTCCTTTGCTTGAATGTTTCAATATCAGGTATTGTTGGCTTGATTTGCATCATAGCGAATGACCTTTAACACTAGCGATAAAATCATCAATCATCAATTGCTCATGATCGTTATGATCCTTGGCGTACTCTTCAGTCAGCATATAGTCCTTGGCATAGCTAAGAAAATCTGGTTCGTTTTCCTCAGGCAGTAAAGCACCTTGTGACTGTAGTTCTATTACAAAATTTCCGATTTTAGACATTATTGATTCTCCCAAATATAACCAAGTTCATCAGCTAGTAGGTCTACCACCTCAGCTTTTAGGTTGTATTCAAAGGTGTCAGAATACTGCGAGTTCCAACGACCCTCTCTATCACCCGTGTAAGTGTAATAGGCTAGGTCTTTCAATTGCTGAATAGCTTTGTAAACGGCATCAATGTTATCCATCTCAACTGTTAAGCAGTTATTATTAATATGGTGCTGTACGCCTTGTGCTATACATTGAGCGTGTTCGTACATCTCTGATATAGCATCTTCTTTATGATATTCAAAGTCGGTTTGGTAATCGTCAGCGAGTTTAAAATCCGTTTCGGTTTCTCTCATTTTTAGTTCCTTTTTTGTTGCGTTAAGGTCTTTAAGTATATAGTAACTATACTCTAGTGGGCAGATTTTTAATGAAATTATCTATCTTGTTGAGTTGTGTTTCTTGAATTTTAATAATCTTATTGGCACTCTCAAGTTGACTTTTAAGAGCTTCAATTTCAATTTCTAAAATGTGCATTTGAAAAACTGGGTCGATGTTGTTTAATTGTTCAGACATTATAGTTTTTCCTTTATTTTTAAGATTCGTTCACGCTTATCTAGCGGATTAGCTACAGACTCTATTATGCTATTTATCAATAGCTTGTTAACAGCACGCTTGATAGTGCTTATTGATGAATTACCGTTGTCATAGTACGGATGTTGCAGGATTTTGTTAATCGTCATTGCACCGTCATTGTGTGCTATTAAACATAACACGCTAAATTCAACGTCTATTAGTTGCACGGGCAAACTATCTTTGATGTGGCGTGCTTGGGTTAGCTTAGACCAAGTTTTGGTCAAGGTATATTTGTTAATCATTTATGTGTTTCTCCTTTATTAATAATTTTGTTGTTAAATTCTGTCGAGCATTCAATCAGATATATAAGCTTGAACGCCATATACATAATCGTAACTCCAACTATAAGTTCTAATAATTCGCTCATACTCCCCCCTTAACGGGTGTTAGCGTGTATTCCTTGCCCTTTTCATCATAGACTTCACCATCGGTATCAGTTTCAACATACCATTCAGTGTGATAGCAAATTTCTTCTAAGTACAGCCACTCGAGTAAGCAGTCTGCACCACAGAACGTGTGAATATTATCCCAAATGTGTCCTTCGTTCATTCCCTTGCCACAACAGTGGCACTTTCTTGCAAATAGTTCCATGTTATTTTATCTCCCCTAGTAGCCCACCATAATCAGCCACTTCTAACAATTCCACGACCTCTAAATCGTTGTAGTAGTTGAATGCGTCATCGTGGTAAAGTCTTGTTAAATCCTTTTGACTAGCAGACTCTACGGCTTGGTCAGCTAACTTATGTACTAGCTCTAAACGCTGTTCTTCAGCTGTTGTTACTTTCATTTTCTATTTCCTTTTAGTTGTTAAGTTGTAGACCATTATCCACGGTTTTAAATGAATTGCAATACCTTTAACCACTTATTTTAATAAATAGTTCATTAATACTTATAAGTCATTGATAGTTAGTACATTATCTATTTGAAAATAATTCTCATTAACTCATATAGAGCGTTAAGCCTTATAGAATAGGGCGTGTAGAGCCTATTGCATACTATATGTAAGACACTTATATATTAAGGTAATTAATACTTATTAGTTTTTACAGTGTTTTTGTTGGTTGGTGGTGTATATATATTATTTTAAATAAATTATTAAATATAATTATTACGTATCAAATAATGCTATATAATACGCACTAAGTCAAACGGCTTATTACTTAACAATAATAAAAGGATAGAACAAAATGATTGAAACAAAAATAAAATATGATGATGGACAGAATAATACACAATCCGAATCATGGGTGCATTATTGGGAGCTATCAAGCTACAACAACGGGAGCGCTTTGGGTCGATTCTTTGGGCTTGATGGAAAAAGCCTAGAAGAGCATAATGCAGAAATTCAAAAATGGCTTGAAGATTTATCAGAAATTACCGGTGGATTGTGTGAAGAATGGATTTTAGGCGATGCTGAGGGCGTGCCAAGTAAGTATGTAAATGAGTATAGCATTTCAAATGAATTTTTTGAATTAAGCGAATTGATGGCAGAATCCCATCTAACAAAAAAAGCTTTTGAGGCCGGTATTGCTTGTGGAATCGATATAGAACATATTGAAGATGCTTTTGTGGGTGAGTATGAAAATGATGAAGATTTTGCTTTTGAGATGGCCGAAGCGTTTGGCTTCGAAGAAACAAACAAGTGGCCTCAGTCTTGCATTGATTGGAAGCAAGCAAGTTATGAACTAATGTTTGATTATTCAAGTGATAACGGCTGTTATTTCTCTGATAACTATTAAGGGGATATTAAAATGCAACTAACAAAATTCAAAGAATTAACAAAAGAGGTTAATAAAATTAATACCATAGATGATATTTTTAATGATGATGCTTTGCATATTCTAAAAGACAAGCGAGAAAATGCATTTGTATATGATTTAAAGCGTTATAAAAACAAGGTTAAAAAGTTTATTAAACTACTCAATAGTTAAAACAATCAGAATCAACTCAAACCACTAAGCCATCTTATAGATGGTTTTTTTACGTTCGGGCAATAAAAAACCCTAATGAAAGGGCTTAATGTTTGAATGGTGGTTAGTGTTAGTTGTATTGTTTTAATATCTTTTTGACAGCCGTTAGTTTATGACTATCTTCTAACCCTTGTTGATTAGCTAAGTCGCCAAGTTGAAAACTATTTAACCTGTTTGTTGATTGATAAATTGCCCAACAAAAGGCATTGAATTGGTTATCAGTATATAAAACCGTTTGTCTAAAGTCTTTTACTTTATCAAGTCCGGCGCTTATAATATTTTCGTTGATTGTAATATCAAAATATTCGTATAAATCGTTTGTCATTTTCATGTTGTATATCCTTTTGTTTGTTAAGAACAACGCTAACAGATAAATAATATCTTGTTGAAGTGTTAACGCTTAGATAGTATTATACATGGTATAGATTGGTATAGATAACTAATACACTAGAATAATATTAATCAATTGTAAAGGTTATTTCGTGGCTTGGTATTGCTAATAAATGGTGTTGGGTTGTTAATCATTCCCACTCATATAAGCATTTCCATAGTATTTAGCTAAGTTTTGTCCACTTGATGCTAAGTTTTGCTATAAAAGAGCCTTGATAATCCACACACTTAGAGTAAGGGTACAGGGGAGGCTCAATGTAGCTACTGAATAGTTAAATTTACTACCCAAAGCACAAGAAATGAACTTTCAAAGTAACTTCAAGAATAGGGCTAAGATGTTTCCCTTGCTTGCGACCAGCAAGCCCCTATCTGGTTAACTCTTGATACGCTAAGACTAAGTTAGGTAAACAACAAGTTGTTTGTGTTAAAGAGTTAAAGAAGATTTTAGCTGATAAAAGCTATACTGTCAAATGCTTATATTGTAATAATAGGTATATACTTGTATTGTTAATGCTATATACTGTTTAACTGTTGATTTAACCTATATGGGTAATTAAATGAAGACTAAGATACATACTGATTTGTTAGATCCTCTTGTTCCTAAGAAGAAGAGAGGTAATCCTAAGTTTCAGAAGGGTGTTAATGCTTATCCTGATGCTAAGAGAGGTAGACCACCAGGTACAGTTAATAAGATGACTTTATTAGCTCGTCAGATGATGACTGATAGAGGACCTATGGTTGTAGAGAAAGTTATTGATATGGCATTAGAGGGTGATGTTCATTGTCTAAAGATGTGTCTTGATAGAATATTACCTTCTCATAAAGCTATTGATTCTAATCGTACTAAGACTGATACACAGATTGTTATTAATGTTGGTGCGTCTGCAGATATACAAGCTAAGATAAATGAAACTCCACAAGAACGGTTAGTTAATCCTGAAACTAAGGATGATGAAGCTGTGATTATTGAAGTAGAAGAGGTAGTTAAATGATTGATTACGATTTGAGTTATTACAAGACTATGACTATTGAGAGTCTGATTAAAGTTTACTTTGAAAGGTTTCCTGAAGAGTTAAGTGAAGATGCAACTTATGAAATAGAAAAGGTTATTAGTTTCAACTCAAGAGAAGTTTGGAATGGTGATGCTCAAGTAGTTCTGAGTATTAACTACGAGGAAGAGGATGCCTGAACTTAATGTTGATTTACATCCTGCTCAATTAGAGATCTTTCACTCTGAAAAGAGATTTAAGGTTGTTGCTGCTGGACGTAGATTCGGTAAGTCTCGACTTGCTGCTTGGATCTTGTTAATTAAAGCTCTTCAGTCTGATTCAAAGGATGTGTTTTATATTGGTCCTACGTTTCAACAAGCTAAAGACATCATGTGGGCGATGCTGAAGGAACTGGGTGAGGATCTGATTGTTGCTGCTCATGAAAACACTGCTGTATTAACTCTTGTAAATGGGCGGAAGATCTATTTGAAAGGGTCTGATAGACCTGATACCTTACGTGGTGTTGGTCTTGCTTATGTTGTACTAGATGAGTACGCTTCTATGAAGCCACAGGTGTGGGAGCAGATTATTCGTCCTACTCTTGCGGACGTGCGTGGTGGTGCTTTGTTCATTGGTACTCCAGCAGGTAAAAACCACTTCTATGATATTTATACAGACTCGATGGGGCTAGATGACTGGGATTCGTTTCAATTTAACTCGACTGATAATCCGTTTATTCCAGATGATGAAATCGAAGCAGCAAGAACCTCAATGTCATCAATGTCTTTCAGACAAGAATTTGAGGCATCGTTTGAGACGTTCACAGGTGGTGTATTCAAAGAAGAGTGGTTTAAGACCGCAGAAGAACCTGAAGAAGGATCGTATGTAATTGCTATTGATCCTGCTGGATTTGAAGCTATCGAGAAAGAACGTAATCTTAAACGCAGTAGACTCGATGAAACCGCTATTGCCATTGTTAAGATTGATAGAGATAAGTGGTGGGTTAAAGATATACTTCATGGTCGTTGGAATATTAAAGAAACTGCCAAGAAAATCCTAAAATCAGCATTAATAGTTGAATCTTCGACTGTTGGTATTGAGACTGGTTCATTAAGAAACGCTATATTGCCATATCTTGAAGATGAGATGCGAACTGAAGGTCAATATGTGTCGATTATTGAAATGAGACACGGTGGAAAGAAGAAAACAGACAGGATTGTGTGGTCGCTACAAGGAAGAATGGAATATGGACAGATTACGTTCAATGAAGATAGAGATTGGAGACCTTTTGTGTCACAACTCGTTGATTTTCCTAACAAATTGTCGCATGATGATATGTTAGATGCTCTTGCTTACATAGACCAAGTATCTGTTGCTGATTTTGCACATACAATTGAATTAGAAGAAGATTGGGAGCCTGAAGATGAGGTTGCTGGCTACTAATATTTTCAAAAACCACCCATAAGTATCTTTTTATGATATATTACACATAAATTCGCAGGGAAATCAAGCACTTATGTTCGATGACAAGGAAACTCAGTACAAAGCATTATCTTCTTGGCTTACATATAGACTAGACGGATGGCGCACCCATCGTGATATTAATTATGTCACTAAGTGGGATGAGTATTACCGCCTTTGGCGTGGTATCTGGGTTCAATCAGACCGTATGCGTGGTTCTGAGAAGTCTCGTATTATTTCTCCTGCCTTACAGCAAGCTGTAGAGTCTGCTGTTGCAGAATTAGAGGAAGCTACGTTTGGTCGTGGCAAATGGTTTGACATTCAAGATGATTTTCTAGATCAGGACAACTCTGAAGCTGAGTTTATCCGTAACCTATTACAAGAAGACCTTGAGAAGACTGGCGTTAAAGATGCTATCTGCGAAGTGTTCTTAAATGCTGCTATCTACGGTACTGGCGTTGGTAAGATCGTTGTTGAGCAGAATATTGAAAGAGTTCCTCAAGAAGTTCCTGTTGAAGGCACTATGACCACGACTCGTTCTCTATTAGAGATTCCAAGTATCGATGTTAAGATTGAAGCAATCTCTCCTAAAGAGTTTTTGATTGACCCTTCAGCTAATTCTATTAAAGATGCTCTTGGAGTTGCTCATGAAGTCATTAAACCGCGCTACCATATCGTGGATGGGATTAAGTCTGGTATTTATCGTGATGTTCCCCTTGATGGTGATTATGATACTATTCGTTTTGGCTTCGATCCTGAGACCAAACAAGCTGATGAGTCTGATTCGGTTAAAATTACTGAATACTGGGGCTTAGTTCCTAAAAGATTCCTTAAAAAGAGCAAAGATCAAGACGATTTTGAATACACTAAGAAAGATGAGCTAGTTGAAGCGGTAGTTACTATCGTAAATGACGAATACATCCTTAGAGCTGAAGAAAATGCCTTTATGATGAAGGATAGACCGTTCATTAGTTATCAACATGACATTGTTCCAAATAAATTCTGGGGTAGAGGTGTTTGTGAGAAGGGTTACAACCCTCAAAAAGCATTAGACACTGAAATGAGAGCAAGAATTGACTCTCTAGCCCTAACAACTACACCTATGATGGCAGCTGACGCTACTAGATTGCCTCGTGGTATTAAGTTTGAGGTTAGACCTGGCAAAACTATACTAACGAATGGTGATCCAAGAACGGCTATTATGCCTCTGACTTTGGGAACCACAGACCAAACAACATTTTCCCAGGTTGCCTCACTTCAAAACATGATTCAGATGGGTACTGGCTCTTCTGATGCTGGTTCAGCTGAAAGAGCTACCTCGTCAGGTATGTCTATGGCACAATCTGCGTCAATTAAGCGTCAAAAACGTACATTAATGAATTTCCAGAACACGTTCCTTATTCCGATGATTAATAAATCAATGTGGCGTAAGATTCAGTTTGATGTTGAACGTTACCCTGCTACAGATTATAAGTTTGTTCCGTATTCAACTATGGGAATCATGGCTAAAGAGTTAGAAATGACTCAGATGGTACAGATGTTGCAAGCTATCCCTAAAGATTCACCTGCTTTCAACGTGATTCTATTGTCAATGATTGGTAATTCATCAATGCACGATAGAGATAAGATTACAGCTGCCCTTACACAAGGTAGTCAACCTAATCCTGAGCAACAACAGATGCAACAGATGGGTACACAGTTGCAGATGGAAGAGATGAAGGCTAAGATTACTAAGTTATATGCCGAAGCTGAAGAAGAAAAAGCTAAAGCAATCAAATGGCAAGCTGAAGCAGCTAATTTACAGCCAAATGAGATCGATATTCAAGAGAAAGTGCTTAAATTGCAGAAGGATTCTATTGGTTTACAGAAAACTCAAGCAGATATTAACAGTAAGAACATGGATACTGAGAGAACATACCCAGAAGTAGACCATTTACGTTCAGAAACTGCATTAAACATGGCAAATGCTAGAAAGATTGCTCAAGAAACAGAAATTAGTAGATTTGTTCAATGAAGACGGATGAACAATTCTTAAAAGATAGATTAGATTTATTTGAGACAGAAGGTTGGCTAGACCTGATGGCTGAATTAGAAACCATTGAAGATACAACTCGAGACATTGAGACTATCAACGATGAAAAATCTCTTTGGGATGCCAAAGGGCAGTTAAAGGTACTAGGTTATTTGCTTAGCTTAGAATCCGCAACGCAAATAGCCGTGGAACAATCGGGTCAAACCGACACCACACATTAAGTAACTTCATAACCCCTCGGGGCGGAGACATAGAAATGAGTATAGTAGTAGATACAGCACCAGAAGGTGTGGAACAGGTAACAGAACCACAGGAAGTTATACAGGAAGCTCCACAAGAGCCAACTTATGAACCACCTGAGAAGTATGCTGGGAAGACATTAGAAGATGTAATAACCATGCACCAGAATGTTGAAAAAGCATTCGGTAAGCAAGGTCAAGAGGTTGGACAACAGAGGCAAATGATACAACAGCTTCTGGATTCTAAACCTCAAGTGAATCAAGCTACTGAAACAACAGAAGAAACTGTGAGTTTCGAGGATACTTTCTACGATGATCCTGCTAAGGCAGTAAATTCAGCGATAGAGAACCATCCAGAGATTCGCAAAGCTCGAGAAGGTAATGTTAAGTCAGCTCAACAGGCTAATTTAACTCAGTTAGAAGCTACACATCCTGATTTTATGGATGTTGTGGGTGATAAAGGCTTTCAAGAGTGGATAGGAAAGAGTGCTATACGCACTGAGCTATTCCGCAAAGCTGATGCAAGCTATGATTTTAATGCTGCAAACGAATTATTGGGAACTTGGAAACAAATCTCAATGATTGGAAAGACCCAAGAGGTCAACAAGGCAGAGAAAGCTAAGCGACAACAGGCAATGCGACAAACTAGTTCAGAAACTCGTTCTTCAGGAGATTCTGTTGGTGGTAAAAAGATGTATCGTAGAAGTGATTTAATCGCTCTACAAAGAACTGACCCATCTAGGTATGAGGCACTCGGTGACGAGATTATGGCAGCATACGCAGAGGGTCGGGTTAAATAATAATACTCAATAAGGAGAAATAATATGGCTTTAGGTACTAATAATACTACTACAGCTGTTGCTAACAATTTCATCCCTGAACTATGGTCGGATGAAGTTATTGGTGCATATAAAACAAACTTAGTTTTAGCAAACTTAGTTACAAAGATGTCTCACAAAGGTAAGAAGGGCGATACTATTCATATCCCTAAACCTGCGCGTGGCTCAGCTTCAGTTAAGGCTGCAAACACACAGGTAACACTGTCTGCTTCAACTAACACTATGGTTGACATCTCAATTAACAAGCACTATGAATACTCGAAGTTAATCGAAGATATTGCAGACGTACAAGCTTTAGCATCTATGCGTAAGTTCTATACTGATGACGCTGGTTATGCACTAGCTCAACAAGTAGAGTCTGATTTATTCGGCACTATGACAGGTGGTTCATTTGTTAAGGCTGATGGTACTGCTTGGACTTCAGGTAACGGTGGTGCAATCACTGATGCTGGTATCCGTGCGATGATTCTTTCATTAGATAATAATGATGTTCCTATGGATAACCGTGCTTTGGTACTACCTCCAGTTGCAGCATCTACATTGTTAGGTCTAGCTCGTTTCACTGAGCAAGCTTTCAATGGCGATGGTACAGCGATGGCTACTGGTAAGATTGGTAACATCTATGGTATGGAAGTTTACATCACTAACTCTGCTCCAACTACTGGCACTAACCGTGAAGGTCTAATCCTTCATCGTGATGCTGCTGTATTTGCTGAGCAAGTTGGCGTTCGTACGCAGACACAGTACAAACAAGAATACTTAGGTGATTTGTTTACTGCTGATACCATCTACGGTGTAGGTGAGTTACGCTCTGAAGCTTCTGTAGCTTTCAAAGTAACTGCTTAATCTTAGTTAGTTAAGTGTAACCCTTGTCTACATGAGAGGGTTATCCTGAACTAATTAGGAATAACAATGCCACTTTTTGAATATACCTGTAAGAACAACCATAAAGCTAACAGTGTGGTATCCTATAAACATCGTGAAGAACCTCAAGTCTGCTCTGACTGCGGAGAACCTTCTTACTTTAAGCAAACATTCTGTACTAATTTCCAATATGGCAAAGACTATAGTTCTTATGCTGCTGATACCAAAAGATGGAATACTAGAGAGAATCATAGATTAGGAAAAGGTTAACATGGCAATTGATAGAGGACAAGGAATATCCATATCTACAGAATTAGCTGATAGCTATGATGTACAAGGTTTAATTGAAGAGGCTACAGCTGCCAAAGAAGGGGCTGAATTAGCTTTATCTAACATTGGAGATGCCGAAACTAACGCTGCCGTTAGTGCAGCTAGTGCTGCCACTAGTGCTACTAGCGCTTCTGCTTCGGATACAAGTGCCACTATTGCAAAGAATGCTGCAGAATTAGCTGAGACTAATGCTGAAACAGCTGAGACTAATGCTGAGACTGCTCAAACCGCAGCTGAGTTAGCAGAAACACACGCTGAAACTGCAGAAACCAATGCTCAATCATCAGAAAATGATGCAGAAACAGCACAAACAGCTGCAGAAACAGCCAAGACTCAAGCAGAAACTTCCAAAACAGCAGCAATATCAGCCAAAACTTCAGCAGAGGCAGCAGAAACTAGCGCATTATCTTCCAAGAATGCAGCTTCAGCTTCTCAATCAAGCGCTACCGCTTCAGCTACTTCAGCTACAGCAAGTGCTGCTAGTGCTGGTAGTTCAGCTACTGACGCTCAAAGCTCAGAAGATGATGCAGATACTTCAGCTATAGCTTCAGCTGCTAGTGCAAGTGCTTCTTCTTCTAGTGCTTCTTCTGCCAGTACATCGGCTTCAACAGCTACAACTCAAGCTGGAATAGCAACTACTAAAGCAAGTGAATCGAGTACGAGTGCTACAAATTCAGCCAATAGTGCAACTAGTTCTGCAGCATCGGCTACAGTCGCAACTACTAAAGCAGCAACAGCCACTACACAAGCTGGCATTGCTACTACACAAGCAGGTATTGCAACTACTAAAGCTGGCATTGCAACTACTAAAGCAGGAGAAGCTTCTACTAGCGCTACATCTGCAGCAGGTTCAGCAACTACAGCGACTACTAAGGCTACTAGCGCTACAGTCAGTGCCACTACTGCAACTACTCAAGCTTCTACAGCTACTACCAAGGCAGCATCGGCTTCAACTAGTGAGGGTAATGCCTCTACTAGCGCTACATCTGCAGCAGGTTCAGCTACAGCAGCAGCAGCTTCGGCAGCTAACGCAGCAGCTACTTACGATGGTTTTGATGACAGATATTTAGGCTCTAAAGCTACTGCTCCTACAGTCGATAATGACGGTAATGCATTAGTAGTAGGTGCTTTATTCTTCGATAGTGCTGGTGGTGTAATGAAGGTGTATACAGCCTCTGGTTGGATTGCAACATCTTCAGCTACATTAGCTACAATGGAGCGATTTACATTTAACGCTACTGCTGGACAAACTGCATTTAGTGGTTTAGACGAAGGTGGAGTAGATACCTTAGCTATTATTGTAGGTGCAGAAATTGTAACTATGAATGGTATCGTTCTTGAAGAGGGATCTTCAAACGACTACACAGTAACTACTTCTACATTAACCCTTACATCAGCAGCAGCTGTTAATGACGAGGTTAATATTTATGCCTTTGGTAACTTTGAAGTTGCAAATCATTATACTAAGACAGCATCTGATGCTAGATACGCTCAAACAGTTAACCATTATACTAAGACAGAGGGTGATGCTAGATTTGAACCTATTGATAGCGCTTATACTAAGGCTGAATCGGATACATTATTAAACACTAAGCTACCTACCGCAGGTGGCACACTAACTGGCAACCTAAACCTAGGTGATAACGTCAAGGCACAGTTTGGTGCTAGTAATGACTTACAGATATATCACGATGGTAATAGCTGGATTAAAGATGAAGGCACTGGTTATTTAGGGATAACAACTAACGGTACAGCTATTTATCTGCAAAAAGGAACATCTGAAACCCTTGCAGAATTTGGTGTAGATGGCGCTTGTAAGTTCAGATATGACAACTTACCTAAACTAGCCACAACCTCTACTGGTATTGATGTTACTGGTAGTGTTACTTGTGATGGTTTAACTGTAAAACCCTCATCAGGTTCGCTCACAACACGAATTGAAGGCGCAACTAATAATGATAGCTCTAAACTATATGTCAGTAATATATCGTCAGGGGATGGTGGTATTAAATATAATGCCGCTAGCAATGAGATGGATATATTCTCGTACTCAACGCTTAGGTTCAATGTAGGTACGGCAAACATATCAGGAGCTATCGGCAACGAAAGACTACGTATCACCTCAGCGGGCAACGTTGGTATTGGTACGAGTACACCTACAAGTGAACTTACAATAAAAGCAGCTACTCCGCAGATTGACTTCACTAATTCAACTAGTAATGATGTTCTTGCTAATATCCGAGCCGAAATTGATGCAGGAACTGGCGGTAAATTAGTTATCCAGACGAAGCGTGACGGTAATACTGCGCTTGATAGGGTCACTATTAACGATGATGGCAAAGTAGGTATCGGGACGAGTAGTCCTGGTGCTAAGTTGCACAGTACTGGTAATGTATTAGTGGGTGCAGGTAACAGTAAAGAACCTCTGATCCAGTCAACCAATTCAGGTCGTGTAGCTTCTAATCCAGGTTACTCATTTAATGGTGATCTAGATACAGGAATGTTCAATCCGAACACTAATAACACTATTGCTTTTGCTACTGGTGCTACAGAACGTATGCGTATCACCTCATCTGGCAACGTGGGCATTGGTACGAGTAGTCCTAGTGGTAAGTTGCATATTGGTGGCGTTGGAGAACAGATCAAATTTGATACTCTTAATAGTACTGGCTCTGCTGAAATACAAGTTGTGAATGATTATGAAATCGCGATGCGGACTTGGCGTGGTGCAGCTTTTGGTGTGTACGCAGGTAATTCTAACTTTAGAATACAAGAAGGCTCAGTTACAAGATTAATGGTAAATGGGGGTGGCAACGTGGGTATTGGTACTTCGTCGCCTAGTGCTAAGTTACATGTTGAAGGTTCCGGATTGATTGATGCATATAATACAGGGGCCGAAGAAGGAATATTCTTTAGGGAAGGTTTCAGTAGTAGTAATAAATACAATATGGGCATAATGACATATGCCCATAATGGCTCGAGCCATGATGGTATTACTATTGGTGCATATAATGGATTCTCTATATGCACCGGCTCTAATGCTAGACAAGAACGATTTAAAGTTCATGGCTCTGGTAATATAACTATTAGTGCCTATAATGGTACAGCCGCATCACCATCTGAATCTGCTGATTGGCCGACACCTGCTTTAGCTATACGCACTTATGATAGTCATTCTAGAAACTCTGTTATGTCATTCGGCTATCCTGGGGATGGTATATATCAAACAGGTGATACTGTTTGGAACCTTAGGTTATCTAATATCACTGGCGGAAACGCGGCCACATCAAGTAGTAATACAAATTTAGAGCTTTTAGGACCAGGCAAACTTATTGTTGGTAAGTTGCATGTAGGGGCCACGGATGAAACAACTAAGCAGCAGATAGGCTCAATGCCTCATTTAATTGCTATAAATGGTGGTAGTTTAAGGGACGGGCAGCAATATCCATTTACGTACGCCTGGTCAGGTGCTTACTCGACATCAAATGTAACCGAGGAAACTGTAACTACTGGTACTGTTTGGTCAAGTCGTTCAGCATCTTCACAAGAACTTTTAACATTAATGGGTAGAGCAAACGTACAACATTTTGTCCGTAGTTTTGAGATTCGTAGAGTAACAGCAGCTAAAGCCGCAGGTGGATATACTTTCCCTTATCAACAAGTGCCTTACGGCAGAAGTTGGACAAACACGCACGCAGCCTTTGTTAAATGGGTGTCTGGACCACTACCTTATGGTTGGTGGTGTAATGGTTTAGTAGCAGATGGAAATTGGCACTGGTGCGCACAGCACACCTCAGGAACAAACCACCACTACAGCCATACACACCCTTATCTACATGCTAATGATGGCACCCCTTCAGTGATTCTAGTGGCATTACCAGGTAGCGTTGATAAGCGAGTTGATGAGCCGACAGAGTGGCAAACTTTCTCCGAAACTGAGTTTTAATAAGGAACTATTATGATTGAAAGAAACGGACAAGAATATTTAGATGAGGCAGATTATCAGACGATTGTTGATGAAATGGCGCGCCAAGATACTAATCAAGAATCTTTGAAGTACCTAAAGGACAGCGACTGGTATGTAACGCGCCAAGCTGAAACGGGCAAACCCATTCCTGAAGACATCTTAACTAAACGACAAGCAGCAAGAGAATCAATAATAGGAGAATAAATAATGAACGTAACAATCAACAACGTAGAGTCAAACACAGCAGATGGCACTATTACAACAGCACACTGGAACGCATCAATCACAGAGGGTGATTACACAGCATCATCATACGGTTCAGCGGGATTTACAAGAGATGAAGAGTCACCAACACTAATCCCATTTGCCAACGTAACAGAGGTAGATGTGGTGGCGTGGGTAACAGCATCACTTGACGAGAACTTAGAAGCAAACCTATTAGCAGACATTGAGAGTCAAAAGAACCCAACGTCTGTTAGTGGTGTGCCTTGGGTAGCAGAAGAAGCAGCAGCTTAATTTAACAACTAGGAGAAATACAAATGTCTAAAAAACAAAAAGAACAGACTATTACTATTGATGACGTAGAGCATAAGGTAGATGATTTAACACAAGAGCAAGTGGCAATGGTTAATCACGTTTCAGACTTAGACCGTAAGCTATCATCAGCACAGTTTAATATTACACAGTTGCAATTTGGAAGGGATGCGTTTATGAGCGCCCTAACTCAATCGTTAAAAGTTGAAGAAGCAGAAGAAGTTACAGAGTAAACATTAGGCGGTGAGAGTCCGCCAACACATTAAATAAAGGAGCTAACTATGAGTAAAGCAAGAAAACTAGCGGACCTACTAACATCTAGTGGTGACGTTAAAACCGATCATTTAGATAATGCTACTTATAGTGATGCAACTACATCCGCTAAAGGGTTAATGGCCTCTGGTGATAAGAGTAAGTTAGATGGTATTGAGACAGGTGCTAAAGCAGACCAAACTAAAGCAGACATAGATGCCCTAGGTGTTAATGCTTCTACTGTTAATTCTAAGACAGTAGCTACTAATGTTCCTTCAGGTGCAGTCTTCACAGATACTAATACAACATATTCAGTCGGTGATGGTGGATTAACTCAGAAGAACTTCACTACTACGTTAAACACTAAGTTAAGTGGTATTGAGGATGGTGCTAAAGCAGACCAAACTAAAGCTGATATTGAAGCTCTTGGTGTTAATGCTAGTACATTGGATGCTTACAACAACACCGCAGCTATCACAGGTAACGCAGTTGACATCTTTATCTATGACACATCTAAAGGCAGTGATGGTGGTGCTTGGAGAAAACGTAC